TACCAACCTTATTTCAGCCCCCTTCTTGGGGGCTGAATTCGTTTGGAATACCGCACTTGTTCCGTCGAACGAGATCGCGCCTTTCAGGTAGTCACCATCTGGCTTTAGCACCACGGGCTTCAGGACCGCTGCCAACGCATCGCGGATGCGTGTGGCGTGTGGCGGGTCCAGATCACCCAGATTCGTTATCTGACGCTTCAGGGCGGTCAGGGCGCGATTTAATGCGCACGCAGGGTCGCTGGCGGATGTTTTCTTTGCGCGTTCCAGACTTCTGCTCAGATCGCGCTCGCGGTCTTCCAGTTCGACGAGCTTGTCCTGAAGGGTCGCGGACAAGCCGACTTTCGCAATGGCGTCGCTGACGTTCGCAAGCTCACCCTGAACCGTGCGCAAATCGCGCTTGATCTCGCGGCTCGCATCTCCTTTTGATTGATCCGCGAGCCTCTTGGCCATGTACTCGCGGGCTTGCTTGATCCGCTTCGGCGACAGAAGCTCCTTGCGGATCGACTGGAGAATGATGCCTTCGGCGTCGCTGCGATAGACCTTCTTGTCGTTCGTGCAGCAAGCCCCGTTGTGGAAGTCGGAACACTGATATGCGTGCTTCGCATTGACGATGATCATCGCCGCTCCGCACTCGCCACAACGCAGCAATCCGGACAGGATGTACTTCGGTTGTCCGGGTCCGGTCTTGCGTCCATCGTCGGCACTCTTCGTCCGTGTCTTGTTCAACCGGGCGTCGATGCGCTCGCAAAGATCGACCGGCCAGATGCGCAAATCTTCGTTCAGTTCGATGATCCAGTCACTCCGGGGATTCTCGCGTTTCAGACGTTTGTTCGATCCGGGCTTCTTGAACCATGTGAATCGATTCCAGATTACCTCACCGCGATAGAGCCGATTGTGCAGGATCGAATACAACCCGGTTCGCGTCCACCTACCATCAGTACGCTTGCCACCGGTGAGACGTTTCCAGTGCGCAGCAGGGGATGGCGTGCCACGCTTGTTCAGATCAAGAGCAATGGCGACCAGTCCTTCGCCGCTCGCATACCGCTCCGCGATCTCCAGTGCGACAGGCGAAGTCTCCTGATCGACGAGCTTGCGATACTTGGTATTCGGATCAGATGAATCGACCGCTTCGGACGTGTAGCCGTAGGAACGTCCACCGGCACTGAATCCTTGTTGATGGCGTTCGCTCAGTCCGCGTCGCGTGCGTCGCTTGATCTCGTGGAGAGCTTCTTCGCTCATCCCGGCGTGAACGTAGGACAGCACGGGCGAAGAGATGCTGTCGTATCCGTTGCAGTCGATAATGTGTTGCCGACGATGGTGAAACTCTTCGACGGCTTTCAGTAATCTCCATCCACGAGCCAGACGATTGTGTTCATCGACGAGCACAACATCGAACTCTTCGCGTGATGCTGCCTTCATCAATGCACCGAAGCCGGGACGATGTTCTTCATCGGTTGAGCCGGAGATGCCTTCATCGGTGAACGTGGCAACAACATTCAAGCCTTCGCGCTTCGCCAGCGAGCGGCAGTTGCGAAGCTGTCCGTCGATTGACATCTTGTCTTGAAGGTCGGTGCTGTACCGGGCGTAAATTGCTGCGTTCGTCATTGCTTCTTACCTCTCTTCGGGTTCCGCTCAGTGCTGCGTTTTGAATCGCATTCTGGTCTCATGCAGTACACGCGGGGACGTTGCTTGCGAATTCGCAAAGCGAAATTCGGGCATCCTTCTCGCTTGCAGGGGAGGGCGGTCACTTCCGGATTGGTGCTCACCATCTCCGCCAACGTGATCGCGACGATGGCATCGGGACTTCTCAGGTGAACGTCGTGCAGTGTGAGTTTGCCTTCGCCATCGAACTCGATCACTGCGTCCATCGGTATGACATTCATGTGCGTGTTCGTGATTACTGCGTCGCTCGCGAGCCAGTCGTTAAACTCGTCTCGAAGCGTGCGTCGGGAAACGGAATGATCGGCGATCCGCTTCAGGTATCGCTTCGCACGATCCTGAAGGGCGATGACCTTTTTGCGTGACATTTGCGCAAAGGGCAGGGGATTCTTTTCACCATGCCCCAAGGTTGCGATCTCGTCGTACTGGCGACTGATGTCCAGCGGTACTTTCTGGGGCTTCACGTCCACTGATCCCCGGACCAGATAGCCGGTCGCGATCTTCGGATCAGCGTCAACGAAGGCGAGCAAGCGTTCAGCCCACGCCACAGATGTCTTTCGATCCAACATTACAAATCAACCACTTACGTCTAAAATAGACAGAAAGGTAGAGAAAAACGACCGTCTTGTTATGTCCTAACTAATTGTTTTTAATAACATCCTGTATCAACAAGCTGAGACAGATAGATGGAACATGAAACTAACACACCCATCGAGTACGGCACAAGTGCCTTTTGCCGCGCAGCGGGCATCAGCCAGACCCACGCAAGGAACCTCGAACTGCGAGGCGTCATCTCGCCACGTCGCACGGCTAGTGGCTGGCGAATTTACACCGAAGCTGAAGTCGAGGCTGTGAAGCGGTGGAAGAACAGCAAGTAACAAATCCGGATGCGGCCCTGACAGCACTTATCGAAGTGCTGTGCGATGCCGTACTGGATCAGTTGGATGATGAAGAAATCGACGCCGGAGACCAGTCTTGATCGTTTGCCGGGGAGATAAACGGGGCGGAGCGGCGTCCTGCCAACAAGGGACAACGCGTCCCCGGCTGGTCTGTCTTGACCACTTCAGCGCGCTGATCCATCCGCTCACTAATTCAACACAGGAGAACGAACATGAACAAGCTCAGAATTGAAGACGCTCTCGAACTCATCGAAGAATGGGGACTCGTGTCCTTTGATCGAATCTGTCGCGACTTCACAGAGAAGGACGCGACGGTCGAATATGTCGAACTTTATGATCTGGACAACGCTCCGAACGTGGACAAGATTCTGTCGCTCCCGTTCTTGACTGACTTCCTGATCACACACATCGAGATCGCGGATCATGGCGACATGACGATCATTCACCGCAACACGAAGGGCGGGATCGTTTCCTTCCCGTTCGTTTATGACGACGAACAACGCGTCGCGGGATGGGTTCCGACTCCTGTGTGTTCCCTGATCGCGGACCACGACATCATGACGAAGCCGTTCTTGCCGTGGCGACTGTCGGACGGCTACGCCCGCGGCGTCGAGGACTCGTCCGCTGAAGACATGCGCAGCTTCCTGTCGATGGTGATCGCTGCGTCGCTGTCCACGGCTCTCGATGCTGATCACGGAGCGACACACTGATGTTCACTATTCACGGAAACGGCTTCGTCGAACTCCGGTACAACCGGCTTCCCGGATGCGGACAGTCTGATCCGAGTCAGGAGTTCAAGTTCACGCTTAAATCGAACATCTCCACGCTGAAAATCGAACAACACGACGATCAGCAAGTGTCACTCGTGGTGAAGGGAACAGCCGAGTGTCTCGATCTGATCGAAGCGTTCGCGGTTCTGCTTTCCATTTCACAGGAGCAATCGAAGTGACGCCGCAAGAATTCATCGAGAAGTATATTCTCGCGGATTGCAATAACGACTCCCACAACATCGGCATATTGACCGGCGACCAGTGGGATCACTTCAAGGAGAACGGTCCGCCGACAGTGGCTCTCCTGAAGCATCATCTCGTCGGTGATGCGCCGCTCTCCATCCGTGTGCAGATGGACGCCGACTCGACTCGACTCGCCTGTCTGGACTTCGATCTCAAGCCAGACGATGACATCACGCTCGAAGCATTCAAGGACAAAGTGAACGCAATCGTCGCCAAGCTTCGAACGGAACGCTTGCGTCCGATGTTGTTCCGTTCTCGTGGCGGCAAAGGCGTGAACGTCTGGCTCCGCTGGCAAGCCGCGCAGTCTGTCCGTGATGTTCGCGGCGCACTGATCAACATCCTCGAAGCTTGTGGATTGAAGGAAGGGAACCGTCACGTCGCGAACAATGAAGTCGAAATATATCCGGCGGAGTGGCACACGACAGAAGACCAGACTCCCAGATGTATCGCCTTGCCGATGTTCAATGGCAATCCGTTGTTGAATGACATCCACGGCGACGCTCCACTTCCGGACACATGGCTTCGTTCGAATCCGGTTCCACACTATTCGATCCCGGTCGATGAAGTCGATCTCCCGGATCAACTCTACAGTGAGTCCGTCATCAAAGACGCGCTGACACATGTCCCACACAATGAAGACTTCGAACTGTGGCTGAAGGTCGGCTATGCACTGAAGCGAGCGTTCCACGATCTCGGCTTCGAACTGTGGGATGAATGGTCTTGTTCATCGGTTCAATACAAGGGGAGCGAATCCTTGCGGACTGTCTGGGATCGTCAACTTCGCGAGCGTCGAAAGGGGAAGCCGGTCACAGTCGGAACGATCATTCATCTGGCAAGAAAAACCGGCTGGACTCCGCCAGAAGGACTCGGATGTTCGTTCACTGATCTCGGCATGGCTCGCATGTTGGCGGAGAAGTATCACGACAAGATTCGATGGTGCTCCACGGACAGTGAATGGTATTACTACGCCGACAATCTGTGGCGGCTCGATGAAGGTCGCGTCATGGTGCGTCGCTTCCTGAATCACACGCTGATCGATCTCAATCAGAAGGCGACAGCATTGAAGCAAGCCGGGAACGATCTCGGCGACAAGATGGCGAAGTTCGCGCTGCGTTATGAGAAGTCCGCCGAAGTCGTCGGCGCATTGCGAGCGGCTGAGTCACTGTCTGACATCACGATCCGTCTGATCGAGTTCGACGCTGATCCGTCTCGTGTGCTGACGAAGAACGGAGTCGTGATCCACTTCACAAGAGACGGCGGCGTCGAGCTTGAAAACACTTCCCCGGAGCTATACTTCCGGCAGCAACTCGGCGTCTCCTTCAACAAGGACGCATCCTGTCCGCAGTGGCGAGCGTGGCTTGCCGAGATGTTCCCGGACAAGGATGTCGCGTACTTTATCAAGCGGATGTCTGGAGCCGCTATCGGTGGACGTGGCAACAAAGTGAAGCGCGTTCCGTTCCTGTTCGGTGAATCTGGCGACAATGGGAAGACGGCATTCTTGAAAGTTCTCCGGCTGGTGTTCGGTGATTACGGATCGACCGCTGATCCGAATCTGTTCGCCGATGGTGTTCGTCCGAATAACACAGGCGGTGCACGAGCCGATCTGGTCTCGCTGCGTGGCAAGCGGTTCGTGATGATGCCGGAAGTGAGTTCACAGATGCACCTTGACGAAGCCACGCTCCGCAACTTTACCGGCGGCGAGTATCGAAAAGCGCGGACACTGTATGACAAGAGCGAGACCGAGTGGGAACCGCTGGAGATGTACTGGCTCGCTGGCAACTCGAAGCCGCGCATCGTGTCGAACTTGAACGCCACGTTCAATCGCTTCGGACTGATCGAGATCGACTGGTCTTGTCCGCAGGATCAACAGCGTGATGACTTCGCTCGTGAGTTATTCGAAGACGAAGCACCAGGCATCCTTTCGTGGCTGATCACCGGATGGCGCGGCTATGTGAAAGACGGACGCGGCATCCCCGAAGCGATGACAGACTGGCTGAAGGGATACCAGAAGGAAGAAGACGCGATTGCATTGTATAAGGATCAGCAACTCATCAAAGATGACGCCGCTTCAGTTCCGCTGTCCGATCTCTGGGAGCACTTCACGCGCTGGCATCTGATGAAGTTCCGCGATGCTCCCGCGTATCAATCGAGAACACTGAAGAACCGGCTCGCCGAATATGACGTTCACTTCATCAATCCACAAAAGGAAGGCGTCGTCATGACCGGCTGGAGAATCAAGACGACAGTGGATGTGATGGAACAGGGTTCTGACATTCAGTGGCTGGACACGTTCATCCGCGCATCAATCGAGGATGATGACAGTCCGTCGAAGTACGCGGCGACGACGATCCTGAAGGAGTGCAAACGACTGGGACTTCCCTGTCTGGAGACGGAAGTTCAGCTTCTTGGCGGGAGACTTGCTTCGCTGTTCGCGGACCACGGATCGCAAGGAGACGCACTCGGACTGACGATCATCGAACTCGGCAAGGGGATCGAGTTCCACCGGATCGATCTTGACGGCGTGAAGAGGTACTACATCCTTGAGCCACTTCCGGCGGCTGAAGATGATAATTATTGATTCCCGCTGAACCGCTGAAAAAGTGTGTTTTGAGTAAACCCCTAATAGAGAGGTTTTGTTTATAAAGAAACACACTCTATAGGGACTTTATGAGAATCCATTATTTCAGCGGTTCAGCGGTGGTGTTATCGGACCGAGATCGTCGGACCTGATAATCGCGCCCAGAACGCCGTCTCACTGGCATCTGTACCCGTAAATGTCTCTGAGAACGCCACCGAAAGCCTTTATTCATACGGGTTTCGCCTTCAGTTTTAGGTGTACCCATAGACGGTCAATTACGGGTACACTGTGATTCCAAGAGTCATGCAAGGAGCAAGGCACATGAAGGTTGCGGTCTATTTACGCGTCTCCACGAAGGAGCAGAACGTCGAAGCACAACGCCGAGAGCTTACGGAGTGGGCTTCTCGCGCCGGACACGAGATCGTGGCGGAGTACAAGGATGAAGGCGTCAGTGGCACGAACCAGAAGCGTCCGGGCTTCAGGCGGATGCTCAAGGCCGCAGCAAAGCGCAAGTTCCATCTCGTCGCCGTGTGGGACATCGACCGTCTGGGACGCTCTGCTGCCGCCGTATTGAAAGCAATCGCCGATCTTCAGGGATACAAGATCGATGTCTTCATTTACAAGAAGGGAATCGACACCAGCACACCAGCCGGAGAGATGGTCGCCGCCGTCTCCGCTCTTGTAGCGAAGTGGGAACTGGAGCTTCTGAAGCAGCGCACGCGAGCCGGGATCGAGACCGCACGTCGCAAGGGGAAGCAGATCGGGCGACCGTTCGCGAACAAGACACGGGAAGGGAAGCGATGCGATATATTCATCCGGGATATGCTGCGTGACGAGAAGCCGATCCGTGAGATCAAGACACGACTGGGAGTCGGTCAGTCGCGCATCGAGCGTGTCCGCAACGGCATCGGCGCGTAGTCGATCTTGACTCAGCGATTGCTTTCATCAATAGCGGTCGTTCAGGAGACCAACTGCGACCGGCGGAAGACGGCCAGAAGCAGCCGTAGAGAATTGGTTCAATCGGCGGGTATAGACAGAATATTTTTTGGCATCATTTGATTTTTGTCTTTATCGGTCGCGGTGTTTAGTCCAGTCTGCATATGCTTCGAAAGCTGGCCTAATGTCAGACTCGCGCTCTTCCACTCTCTCAGCCAGCCACTGAACCCACTCTCCGAATCGCGGATTGCCTTGTTCTACGCGAGTCTCTTTTATCGGGTTTTCCATTTTTCTCCACATCATTAGTAAAAGTCCTCCGGCAAGTTCCTGGACGATCTTAAATGAGGCTATGTCTTTTTGGACGAGAATTCCCATGGTCTCAAAAGTCATGCCTACGATCTGAATGGCTTCTTCGTAATCTCTATCACGTGATCGGAGTTCTTTCAGGCTGATACCATCTGGAAGAGACTTTAAGAGATTGATTGCTTTTGCTAGTTCCGGATCGGTAAAACCGCGACATAAATCGGCGGCCACTTGATAGCTGCGCCGCCTTCTGAACTCGGCGAGTTGAAATACCGCAAATATCGCACCACCTATGATTGCGAATACACCGAGTATTTCTGCGATAGCTGCATAGAATGTCAGGGTTTCGATGTCACACCGTCCATAGCAAGCACAATTAATAACGGTATCAGTAGATCGCAGGATTGCAAAGCGTCGAAATTACAGAAACCCGTCTTTAGTGGCGCCAAACCGAGAATTATCGTCGGAAAGCGTGAAATGTCACCCGATCTACCGTAAAGCAGCGACGTCCGCTTTGGGTCATATCCAGTCGTTCGAAGCATAGCACTCGACCGGCTGCTATCGGAACTACTCCGGCCATTCAATACGCTTAAATCGCGCATCGCTTGAAAATCTAGCGGACAAGACCGACAATGTAACGAGTCACCGGGATGGTGACGGACAGCGGGATGCTTCCATTCGGGAGCGTCCCGTTTTTCGTTTCGGGAGTATGGAATGTCAAACGGAATCATGACCGCGCTTCGCAGCGCGAAGATGCCGACAACGAAACGCAAGAAGCCGCCGTCAATCCCGGCGATGCGAGAGTGCGCGAAAGTCTGTCGTGATCTCGGTGATGCTGCCGACTGGTTCCATGTCGAGCGATCCGTGTTCGACGACTGGCTGCGCACGAAGTCTGAACTCGCTCGTGAGTGGAGACGCGCCAAACTCGAAGACGTTCGCGAGATGCGACTGATCTTCAGGGAGAAAGCCGTTGCTGGTTCGATCCAAGCGGTCGAGAAGTATCTTCGCATGAGCTACCCAGACAGCTTCGGCGACAAGCCGCAACAACTAAACATCACCACTGAAGTCCGCGTCCTTCCACCACCACCGGATAAGCCGCAACTGATCATTGAAGGCGAATCAACACACGTCCCCAAAGAGAAGAAGATCGCCGACACGATCAAGATGCTCCAGCCACGGGAGAAGATCGATGCTCGCCGTAACTGATTTTCAAAACCGATGTCTGTCACAGCCACGACAGGCGAACTTGTTTCTCGGCGGCGGCAAGTCTGGCGGAAAATCCTTCGCCCTGGTTCTGCTCGCGATTCAACACTGTGAGACGTTCGGCAACAAAGCGAACGCGCTTGTCATTCGGCGGACATTTCAATCTCTGGAAGAACTTCGATATATGGCCGTTCAGATTCTGACGGACATGTATGGCAACGGAGTGCAAATGTGGAACGGCGGAAGGATGACGTTCACGCTTCCGAACGGCGGAAGGATCGAATTCGGATATTTGAATTGCGTCGATGACGTGCTTCGATACCGTGGACGAAGTTACACGATGCAAGCGTTCGATGAACTCGGCGACATGGAGCCGTCCCTGTTCATGAAACTTCGCGCCGAGATTCGCGCTCCAGAAGGCGTCACTCCGCGCATCATCGCAACGTCGAATCCCGGACTCCGTGCGCATGACTTCCTGTTGAAGAACTTCGCACGACATGCGCCGTGGAAGCCGTTCCGCGAAGACAAGACAGGACTTCTCTGGATTCACTGTCCGAGCACAATCCACGACAACAACATGATCGACGTCGCCGCCGGTATTCAACAGATCGAAGCACACGATCACGCCGAAGCTCTCATATCAGGCGACTGGACACTCCTGAGTGAAGGAAGCTTTTATCTGTCCGCGTATTCGGAGAAGCGATCCGTCATCGACGACTGGCCGTTCCTTCCGGAGTACGGATGGAAGCCGGAGATGTACATTGATCACGGCGGCGGCTCGTCTCCCACGGCTTGTGTGTTCACCGCGACCGCTCTCGAAGGAACGCAAGCTCCGGACGGAAGCTTCTTCCCAAAGGGATCAATTGTGATCTTCGACGAGTTCGACGATTCGGAAGGACAGACGACAGGGAATTGGAACGCGACATTCGGACTCAGCATCGCGAAAAATTGCGAGATGATCGACAAGATCGCGGAGAACTGGAACATGCGCTCCGTCGGACGCATCGATCCGCAAGTGACACAGGATCACGGCGACGACCGGCGACTCCTTGACGTGTATCAAGAGAACGGACTCCACGTCGAGCCGTGGAAGCGACACACAAGAGCGAACGCGAGTTCCATCGTCCGTGAATTATTTCATCACGCACAGCCACCGGAGCGACGCAAAAAAGCCGGACTGTATTTCACGCGACGCGCTGAAGGATGTATCGCGACGATCCCGACGCTCCCCAGATCGAAAAACGATCCGAATCTTCCGGAGACGAAAGGCGTTCCGGATCATCACTTCGACGCCGTGAAAGCTTGCGCCTTCGAGCGTTATCAGCCGGTGACGAGAACAGGACTCTATAGATGAAGAAGACACAGAACATGCGCAACGCTCCGCGACAGGGACACGCACAACTCGACGCCGTGGCGCGGAGACTCGGATTCGATACCGAACCACGCAATCACACAACGCGAAAGAGCGCGACGTTCTTTCCGTGGATCAAGACACAGGAGAAAAGAAAATGAGCACAGCCGCTGAAGCATTCGTCGAACAACGGAACAGGAACATCCGCGCAACGACGGCGGAGAAGGACTCCGTCGAAGCACAGATCAGCATCAACGAACAATGGGCGATTGATCAGGAGAAGGCGATCAACGCGGAGACATTGCTTCTTCAGGAAGAAGGCAAGCTCTCGGAACTTGGGATCGAAGAAGTCAGACAGAAGTCGATCTCGAAGTTCGAAGACGAAGCGAAGAAAAGAATCGAGAACGGACTGTCCGCACATCTCGACGCGTTGAAGAATACGTTCGTTCTCCCTGAACAGGCGACACACATCACGGAGATGTTGATCAATAAGTTCGTGACGTTGTCCGGCGACGAGCGCATGAAGTGGTTCAAGGATGCGCGAACAGGACAGAACGAAGAACTCGCGCTCGCGTTGCTTCGTGGTCCGGAGACGTTGACGAAGCTCTCGGACGACGCGAGAGAAGCGATGACTGATTTGTTCAGGACACAAGCGGAACAAGCCAAAGCCGAACGACATCGAGACATTCGATATAGAGCGGACGCCGTGATCACGACCTTCGATACAGTGAGAAGGAGACTCAGAACATGAAGATTGAATTCACAGACGAAGAAGTCGCCGCGCTTCCCGAAGAAGTCGTGACGAAGCTCAAGGACAACAAGTTCGACGGTGATCCGGGAGACTTCATCCCAGATGTGAACGGGCTCAAGTCCGCACTCGAAAAGACGCGAGACGAGAAGCGCGAACTTCACTCCACAGTGACGACGATTCGCGAGACGCTCGGACTTGAGAAGACAAACGACATCGCGGCGGCATTGAAGACGCTCGTCGATGGCAAGGACGCATCGAAGAAGCTCTCCGAAGCAAAAGCGGCGGCGAAGGACAAGCTTCTCGAATATCTTCGCGGCGCAGATGGCATCGCGGACAGATTGATCCATGAACTCCTGAGTGTGATCGATGTCGATCCGGAGAGCGGAGAGATCACTGTCCCCGGAGAAGACGGCGTCGCGCTTCTTCGTGAAGACGGAGAGAAGCAGGATCACACGGACATCGTCGCCGCGTGGAAGAAGAACGAGAACTTCGGCTCCCTGTTCCGTGGCACACGACACAGCGGCGGCGGAGCGGAACCGGGGAAAGGACTCGACGGTCCCGGACATCACAACAACACATCACTCGAAACAGACGCGCCGCCGAAGACGATGAAGATCAGCGACATGTCAACACGACAACGAATGCTCGCCGCGACTGTCGGCGGCGGACTTGAGGAGTACAGACCATGACACGATTCGCGAACGACACAACGAGACGAACGGTCTCGACACAGACATCGAACCCGACATCGAAAGGATTCGACATGGCATCAACACATCCGCATCCGTTCACAGGTACGCCGAGCGGAAAAGGATTCCCGGCTGGACGTAAGCCGATCAAGAGTCGTAAGCGTGGCTGACGAAAAGATTGTCCAATTCGAAGGAACACGGCTCGATCCGGAGACGATCCGCGCACTCGTGGCGGACACGCTTGTCGAGGGACAGCCGATCTCGAAATGGTGGCGACAACAGGCGGCGGAGTTTCAGAACCAGTTCATTCGCCAGATCAGGACATCAATGTCGAACGGCGAGAACTTGACGCAAGGGATCGTCCGCATTGTCGGCGGAACCGTGGACGGCGTGACCGTTCCCGGCATCATGAAGACATCGAAACGAAAAGCCGGAGCACTCGTCGCAACGTCACAGAACGCTGTGTCGAATTCCGCCGCGCTCGCATCCTATCAGGCGAACTTCGACGTCATCTCGAAGACGACGCAAGTCTCGACGCTCGACAATAAGACATCGGAAATTTGCATCGCATACTCTGGACAGACGTGGGACATCAAAACACTCACACCTGTTCCACCTTCGACGTTGCCGTTCAATGGTGGTCCGCCGCGACACTTCAACTGTCGCTCGCGACTTCGTCCTGTGACGATGTCGTTCAGAGAATTAGGAATTGACTCGGACGAGATTCCGCCGGGAACACGCGCTTCGATGGACGGTCAAGTTCCGGCGGACATCACGTTCGATGCGTGGCTCTCCGGAAAGTCGACGACATTTCAAGACAAGTTGCTCGGACCGGGACGCGCTCGACTATGGCGCGGGAACAAAATCAGCTTGACGCAACTTGTCGACTTTCGCGGACAGCCGTTGACGCTCGATCAACTAGAAAACCTTCTCAATGATTGATAACACTTGGACGGTGCATTAGAAATGTGGAAACTTGGCGCATGTGAAACAAGCTCAAAACACGTCCCATGGAATAAGGGAAAGTTAGTCGGACAAAAGCCGCCTCTCAAACTGAAGGACATATGGGCGATTCGGATTCGGCTTCAAATGGACGACCGTCGCCGTGATCTCGCGCTATTCAATCTCGCGCTCGACAGCAAGCTTCGAGCTTGCGACCTAGTGAAACTACGCGTTTCCGATGTTATGCATGGAAATAGTATTTCCAAGAGAGCCATGGTGCTACAGCAGAAAACTCGGCAACCAGTCCGGTTTGAGATCACTGATCAGACGCGATCCGCTGTATCAGTCTGGATTGACTGTGCTCAATTGCGATCTCAGGACTACTTGTTTCCGAGTCGGAGCAATTCATCCGACCACCTATCGACAAGACAGTATGCACGCCTTCTAGCAGGCTGGATCGCTGACATAGGTCTAGACCCCGCCGCGTATGGAACTCATTCGATGCGCCGGACCAAAGCGTCTATGATTTACCGTCGAACAAAGAATCTTCGCGCAGTGCAGCTTCTTTTGGGTCACACCAAGTTGGAGAGCACCGTTCGCTATCTCGGAATTGAGATCGACGACGCTCTGGAAATGGCAGAGCAGACCGAACTGTGATTATATACAGCCATATTTAATGTCTGCTACTGACCCAAAGCAGCCGTTCAGAATCTCCTCGGTAGAACCTGAAAATATGAAATTGGCACTGCGATCTCTCTCTCTGCTGGCGTTAGTGGTAATCGCCGCTTCTTGCTCCGAGTCCGGACCCGAAATTGAGATTTGGGCGAAATCTGCTCCGAATGGAGAATTGCAGTTCGAGCTAACTAATAACTCGGGGCGCGAGTTAGAAGTCTACGCATCATCACTACCGTGGTCCGACGATGTACCACACCCGCTTGTGTTTTCCGCACACGAAATTTCAGTAGAAGGGTGGGATCACGTTAGGGTGGGGGGCGCGGCCATACTCGCTCACGAGGGGACAGAGATAGTTCCCTTTGAGTCAGGGGCGTCAATTGCCGGGCAAGTCGACCCGATGCATCGACTGGATGGCCGAGAAATCAAAGACGAGAATGACTTGTACCTGTTTTGGACGTATCGCCTTAGAGTCTGCGAGCTAGATCAAGTTTTTGTTCATACCGGGGTAGCTCAAGAGTCAGACGACCAATGGATCGTGACTGCGCAGGCCACTACTGTTTACGACAGAATCTGCCCCTATAGCAAAGACAAGACATCGGATTGATTCCCGACTAAGTTTCTTTGCACCACCGGCTGCTTCTGGCCGAAAGCAGTCCTTAGAGGTAAACAGTATCGAGTGACTGCTCTTGGAAAGAGCTGACGCTCAGAACTCAACAATTGGATAATCTGCAAGCGAGCGGCTGGTAAGCATCCGGAAACGGTCCCTCAAGTGATAAACCCCCGGCAGGCTGCTGGTGACCCATTCCGGTCACGTGCCTGGATGAAACCAACAAGTACGCTGCTGGCCCAAACGCACTCCACAAGTCTGTCGGATTTTCTTACAAGCCTGCTCGAGAAACTGATCGTGATAATCGTAAGCATCAGAAATCGCAGATTATTCTGAAGTTGGCCTAGTTCGTGCATTTCTGAGGTGAAAGTGAACAATCATGAGATACGACGATGGGACATATCAAAATATTGATGGCGTTGCTCTTGCTGATCGCACCGTTCACGGCGAACGCAGATTTAATATCCTTCGATTTCAGGGGTACATGTCTAGTTGACTGCGCCAGATTGGGACTTTCTGACGGCGATACGTTCGAAGAGATTGGCGCCTTGGTCTTTGCCGATGGAACATTCCCGTCAGCTGGAACAAGCCTCACGGTGAGTGATATTGTCTCATTCAATCTATTCGGACTTGACTTCCTGACGGGGAACCAGTCGGACACCGATTCCGTTAGCTTTGTCGCAGACGATGTAATAGGCTTCGTTGCGTTGGTGGGTGGTGTTAACCAGTTTTGTTACAATGTTTCAGGCTCGACTTGCGCGGGCGGCGATTTCGATACTATTGTTGGAGAATCTGGAATAGCCACTGGAGCATCCGGTCACGGCCCTGCTGAATTTACACGATCAGTACCAGTATCAGTACCGGAACCTGGAACTCTCGCACTATTAGGCATTGGTCTTGCGGGAATGGGATTAGCGAGACGTAGAAAAGCAGCCTGAACCAATAACAAGATTCAAGAAGCCCCGCCTAGTGCGGGGTTTTTTGTGCTTGGCGAATGGCTGCTTGTGGCCGATTGCAGACATTCAGGTGATAGATTGATGGGACTGGTTGGATTGAATCTGTGCCATTCGACCAAAGATGCAGTGTATAATTACCCCTTCAGTCAACGGGCTTGACTGACTTCATTTGACGGCGGAGCCGTCACCCAAACTCGAACTCTCTCGGACGGCGTCCGAACAAAATCAAAGCGGGAAGCTTCTTCGATCACACGATCTTCGTGTGACGCTTTTTTGTATGCCTACTAGGGAGACATCATCATGGAAGGCACTAGACAAAACTGGGCGGCGGCTGGCCGTCTGCCTGAAGGACTGATCTATCCTGATCTCGTTCATTCAGGACTGAGCGAGACACTCGTTCAAAATACGGACGCATTCAACGCGGCATCGAACGGAGCGATCAGACTCGTCCCGGCTCGACGTCAAGGTGACTTTGCTCAAGAGAGTTTCTTCAAGAATGCGACAGGACTGATCAATCGACGCGATCAGACAGGTTCTCCACAGAATCCGGCTGTGAGTTCGAATCCGCTACCGGCGGACGAGTTCGTGTCTGTCAAATTGAGCCGACGGATCGGACCGATGGATCAGACGATGAACAGCTTCAGGAAGCTCGGCTCGACGCCTGATCTTGAGACACTGAGCTTCGCTCTCGGCGAACAGGTCGCGAAGGCGCAAATGGTTGACTGGCTCGACACTGCGCTTCTGTGTGGAGAGACGGCAATCGCGGCACAAGCATCCTTGCTCAACACGACATCACCGGAGACGACGCTCACGTCCGCTCGTCTGGTGGATGCTCTCGCGTTGTTCGGCGATGCCGCTTCTCGAATCGTCGTCTGGGTGATGCACAGCAAAGCCTATTATGATCTGGTGAAGGAGCAGTTCGCGGCGAACATCGACGGCGTCTCGAACTTCAACATCGCGACCGCGACTCCGGTCACGCTGAATCGTCCTGTGTTGATCACGGACTCGGCTGATCTTGTGAACGGTTCGATTTATACGTCACTCGGGCTCACAGCCGACTCTGTCGTTCTTGAAGAATCCGAGGAACCGTACATCCAGAACGAGATCATCACCGGACAAGAGAATCTGATCATCCGGACTCAGGGAGAGTACGCTTACAACGTCAAGGTGAAGGGACACGCGTGGGACGTTGCGAACGGCGGCGTGAATCCAGATGACACGGCTCTCGGCACTGGGACGAACTGGGACAGCGTGATGGACAACGTCAAGGACTTGGGCGGCGTAGCGATCCAGTCGCTCTAAAAGCAAGGCGGATGACAAGTCCACTTTCAGGTAGCCCCGTCCACGTATATCGCTTCGGGGGCGGGGTTTTAAAGAGGGGAATGCTACTATCGGCGCATTAGGTGATACTGGGATTTGAAGCATGTGGTGGCAAATGCCGACCGGCGACAGGCCGTTGATCTGTGTTTATTGTGGCGTTGCGACTTCTTCTGAAGAGGATGAAGAGCACGTGCTACCCGAAAGTCTTGGGAGCAAAGAAACGCTCTACCGGGGTGCGGTCTGCAAAAAGTGTAATAACCGGTTAGGCAACAATGTTGACTCTAAGGTCTTCAACGAACCATTGGCCGCTGCGGGACAGGTCGCGCAAGATACCGAGGGAAAGAGAGGTACCCGTACTGCTATCGGAAAACACGTTCGTAAGAAAGGCGACGGCATCAGTGTTGTGGGTGGAGAATCAGGAAAGCCTCACGAATTTGTGATGTCACGTGCTATCGCAAAGTGTGGCGTCAATATCTTCACATTTCACTTTGGCTCGGACCGTGTTCGCGCAGAGTTCCCAGAACTCATCAACTATGTCTTGCAACCCAAGACCAAGGAGGACATCTGGCCGTATGCGTGCGTATATACGCCGGTCGGTGGGTTTGGAAATACGTTTGGAATTGAGCCGATGATTGTAGACGGCAGTCTGACCCCAATGATCACGTTTGCTTGTGCGTCTGGTGTGTTTGTCGCATTTCCAGATCGGGGTGTCGGGAATGCATCTGAGTTCGGTCACGAATTCATCAAGGAACTATTGGCGGCAAGGGAAGCAAAAACGGGGCAAAAGTTGATGTCCATGACCTACGCGACAAGGGAGAACAGGTAATCCAACTTCGTGATTCATGCCGTCGGAAGTCTCACTTCGACTCCTTTTAAATAGGGTTCAAATCCTGCCCCCGCTACCAGGAAACCAAGCCGGTCCCATTCGTGGGGCCGGCTTTTTTCGTTCCTATAATCGCCCAACCAATGTCTGCTTTAAGGTCTTACCCCACTTTGGTGGACACCTTGAATGTCCGCAATAATGCGGCAGGAGGTGCACCATGACGAAGAAGAAATATCAGCGCTACAGCTCTGAGTTCAAATGCCTTGCCTTGAAACGGGCCAGCGAGGATGGCGTGACGGACAAGGAGGTTTGTAAAGAGCTCGGTGTCAGTGAACGGCAGTTGCGACGCTGGCGAGATCAGTTCCGTCTGGATGGCGAAGAAGCATTTCCAGGTCTGAACCAGTCACACAGCGAAGAGGTGGCAGAGCTCAAGCGCAAACTCAAGAGGGCTGAACAGGAACGGGATTTTTTAAAAGATGCGGCGGTTTTCTTTGCCAAGGAGTCGAGTTGAGATATGCGTGTATCACTCGACGCCGCAACCAGTATCCGGTGGACTTAATGTGTCAGCTTCTGGCTGTGTCGAGCAGTGGTTACTACGCGTGGCGGAGTCGACCTGAGAGTCAGAGAGCGCAAGACGATCGGCGTCTGTTGGTGGCGATACGGCGTATCCATGCGGCCAGCGGTGGCGTCTATGGAAGTCCCAGGATCTGGGCCGAACTCAAAGAAGAAGGCTACCGTTGCGGGCTTCACAAAGTAGCCCGACTGATGCGCCGCGCGGGTCTCAGGGGATGTCCTAAACGACGTTTTAAGGTCACAACCCAGCGTGACCCCGCCCACCCTGTAGCGGACAACCTGCTCAAACAGGACTTCTCGGCATCGCGCCCCAACCAGTACTGGGCGGCTGATATTACGTACATCGCAACACATCAGGGGTGGTTGTATCTTGCCGTTGTTATGGATCTTTACTCGCGCCGCATCGTCGGTTGGTCGATGGACCGATGGAACAGTCGCCACCTGGCTATCAGCGCACTGAACATGGCGATCGAACAGCGGCAACCTGATGGCGTACTACTGCATCACTCTGATCGTGGCGCGCAGTATACGAGTGAGGACTTCCGTGACGAGCTCGACAAGCATGGCATCAAGTGCAGCATGAGTGCTCGTGGCAACTGTTACGACAATGCCGTTGTCGAGAGCTTCTTCGGCCTACTGAAACGCGAGCGCGTTAACCAAACACGCTATCTAACCAGAGACGAAGCGAAGCAGGATATCTTCGACTACATTGAGTGCTTCTACAATCGAAAACGCCGGCACAGCTATCTTGGTAATATAAGTCCGGTTGCTTATGAAAAACGTGCCATAGGTCAATTACAAACTGTCCATTAAACCGGGGCAAGACCATTACGCTCGTAAGCGGACATTCGGCTAAACTAGGCCTGAAGGG